CTTTCCAACTATAATGAGGTCTTGGGTAATTATAGCCTAAAAATGGAGTTAAGAAGAAATGTTGAAGTTTTGCACGAGAGGGAATTGTAGAAAAGAACGATGCAGGATCTATAGTTTCAGCCTGTTCACCCATCAGACGGCGTAAACGATCACGAAGCTCCATTGTGACCGAGTTAGGAAGAGCTACCTTATCAAATGATTTCATACCACGAATTGCACCATCAATCGTTTGTTCACCAGGTATATGACGGAGGCAATCATGTAAGCAATATAATAACATCTCATATTGCTTTTTGTTTGTTCCCATAGTGTCCCAAATTGCACCTAGAATTCGACCTAAATGTTGGTGGTATGTCATAGTTTCCATTATTGGAGCAGCAAGCTTCCACATATGGCAAGGGCGCCAAGGGGCCACTGTCTTTTTACCACCATACGACATCAGAACAAAATGTCGTTTCAAAATTGAAGGTCCTTCTAGTAACATATTGTCATTTTCATCAATCATTGTATATAAGTGGTGCGATTCCATTGATGCTTCAACTTTGAGTGCCATATCACAATCGAGTATTAAGAATTCCTCAAATGTTGGGATATGTTGATATGATGGAGGGATACTCGATTTAGCACGAGTAGTTCTAGAAAGGCACAGAACTTTAGCTAGGCTTATGGGAACAGAAACGATACCATCATCGCCAAAGAATTTTGCATGAAAGTCACGAATATAGGCTTCAAGATATTCGACATATATTTCATAAAGGTACTTATCATGATGATCTTCTGCTATAAACTCCTTCAAGAGTCTTCGAACTTTAAATAACCAAGCAATATAGCAGGCGCCGCTTGTAATGGTTTGTGAAACACTAGTGAAATATTCCCCTGAGAATAATATTCCAGTAATTCTTTTCCAGGCATTGTCCCCAAACCATTTAACATCATGAACCGTACTGTTGTCAACTGACCAATATAACAATTGGAGCATAACATACAAATTTCGTGGAGTATTTGCCAGATTCTCATGGCACTTGACTGATTCGAACCCTTCATAATCAATCATTAGAATTAGCATACTCATAGCTATTTGAAATGCTTTGACACTTTGATCCATTCCTTTCAAATCCCACGCCATATAGAAATGGGTTATAGCTTCATCAAACCATCTACCATCCAGATAATCCCATAATGCATGTGCTCCTCCATTATGCCATTGATGCCCTATCATAATCCACTTAAAATTATAGAGGCGCTTAAATATTGGATAGAACAAAATTTTATCGAGAAAGAATTTCCGAGCCATAGGCATAAAATAAGTACGTTGTTTATTTGCTTCGATTAGTGCCTCTTTCTTCAATGCAATTTTGTACCAGTTTGGATCTATATAGTTCATGACCTCCCCAAAGTCTAGATCACGAGCAGAAATTCTATAATGCATAAGAGTCAAGTTGGACAACATTTGAAACTTACTTGATTCATAAACTTGCTCTTTATAAGGATTATTGGTAAAAGTCATGGACAAATCTTTTTGCTTGAACTCCGGATTATTAAACCATAGACCTGCCTTGCTCTTCTTAGGATAGTTCATTTCCCAGGTCTTAGGATCCTCCAAATTAGGAGGAGAAAATTTTGGTGACAATTCAAGTTGTCGAATAACTTCAACATAGGCGTTAGCAAAATCATGCGGGTCACCAGGTAAAGAGATTTGAACTCGGTCCATCTTCTTTACATTTGCTTGTATACTATTGATGTCATTTCCAGTAATGTTAGTGTTAAAAATATCGTCAACCAAACGGTTAGAGGGCAATGAAAACGGTTGACGACAGTAAGGACAAGTGTCAGCTGAATGTTCCTTCACATAAAAACGGAAACACCCATAATGGCAAGGTGGATTAACACAGGAACATTTATGATCAGTTACTGGACGGGGATAACCATCACCACAAAAGCACGAAGTTGTGGTTTGATTCAAATCAGGAGCACATGCATCAATGGTAGTACAAATAATGTACCGATATTTCTTCGGGGGATCAGAAAGACCGAATTTAATTGGTTCAGAGAAGTTTCGAGGATGAATCGTTCGAATATTGTTGCCCTCCAAAAACTTCAAGGAGTCGATCACTCCTTTTGCATGATCATATTGCTTATCTTCAAAGAATCGGCAACATTGGCGAATACCTTCCACTTGAGCTTCAAGTCCCGAATTACCAAGGGTTATTGATATGAAGCTCTTCGCAACATCAGTGGTGAAAACAAAAGGATCCATTATAAATTTGTCGAATAATGCGTGCACTTGTTCAGGTTCGTATCTATCGTTGTAATAGGAGAAACAAAAGAACTTCTCCTTATACGGTATAACAGTATGACGGGTAAGTTCGTGAACAACCTTAGACCAGATCTTTCCGATTTGATCCGTTTCGACAAGAGAATCCAGAGTTTTGAGGTATTCACCTGGTCTGAGAAAGTCCTTTCGCATCGACACTCGTGAGCTACTTAACTATTCTCAATG